TTTTTAGCACCAGACTTAAACTTGATTTGGTTTTTCTTCTGCCCCATGTATTTCTGCCAAGCAGACTTAACCCGCTTAGAACCAGATGATACAGATTTCTTAACCACATTCTTTCCAGCCTTCTTTATTTGTCTTCGACCTTCTGCCAGTGCAGCCCCAATGAATAGAGCCTTCAACTCATCAAGTGTCCCTTCGACCTTAACCATTCAAACCGCCTCAAATAGCGACCTGACCAGTTTGTGTAAGGACAAGGGCCATGTATTCTTTAGCGGTTGGCTTGATTATCTTACCTCGAATGGTAAGAGTATGAGGCTCGGTAGCTACACGGCTGTTTTGACTACGGCACCAAATAGTACGAGAGACAATAAGATCTTCTCCGAATTCAGCATCTGAAGACATTGATGTTGTCTCGCTGATATTGAAAGTAGCAGTATCATAACCAAGACGAGCGACTCCAAGAGAAGTGCGGTCATTGATTGAGACAAAGTTCTGAATGTTAGTGTCTGCTATCTGGAGCAATACTTCGCAAGCCGCGGCCGGAAATGTAGTAGATGGGTCGAGCATTGCTCCCCATTCTTGAAGCAAGAATACTTCATTGTCAGCGATGTCAATATAGTCTGTGAGATCAAGTGCAGTATTCGCAGCCGTGTTCGTGGCTTCGATCAAGGCGGTGAGTTCAAAAGTCTTGGTTTTAGCAGATGCCATGTACGGGACATCCCACTATACACTCTATAAACTAAACCAAATCCTTATCTTGAACATGTACACCGGTTTAAGGGGTATTTTTGCGGAGCAGTACCCCTTTCGTCACTACCCTTATATTCGGTTGCGCCCTCCCCTAGACTAGGTGCGACCCCCCCATGAGCCAAAAAACAGAAATTAAGGTCTATTTACCCATGAAATTAGTCGGTGAATTAGAATCTAAGAAGCGAAACGGAATGCGATCTAAATTTATTGAAACTGCAATTCGTGATAAGTTAAGACATATCGAAAGTTCAACTATGGGCGACTATTCCACTCTGGCTCTATTGTGTCATGTTCGAGATCGCCCCGAAATTAGAGATCACCAATTCAATATTCTTCAAATGTTTATCGAGGAGATGATAGTATGATTTGTCCTAATTGTGATTATGAGATGGAAGAATCAACTAGTGCTATATGGCATTGGTGTTGCACTAGATGTGAGATTCAAACTAGAATGGGGGAAGAAGAATGAAGATAGATCATGACCAATGGAGCGCGCTCGGTGAGGCTAACTTAGGTGGGCCCGATGCAGCCAACATGAAATTCATGAGATTAGGCCAGTTAATGATTATCGACGAAGGAGCATTCATGCTTCAGAAGTGTATTCTAAACGATTACTGGGCAGACTCGATGGACAAAGACGTCTGGTCACGAGAGAAAGTGGACATTGTGATGTCCAAACTCTACTATTGCTGGGTTGCAATGATGCAACCACAAATGCCATTGGGGGAAGAAGAGTGAAGTTATTTCCAAAACCCAGTCCACCTCAACCTCCAATGCCGGGGGCGATTCAATGAAGTGTTTCGTCTGTGGATCTAAATGTCATACGTTGTACATCCGAAAGATAGACTCTGTAAAGATTACTTCAGTCGCGAAGGCTTGCCCTGAGTGTGATTGGGTTAGTAGTCTTACTAAAGTGCCTTCATCACTTACGCTTGAAGATATTGGCTCCAAGCTCTAAATGACAAGTATGTAGCAACAGCAAAGCCCGCAACATCGAGAATAGGTAATGGTCCATCCATTGCGGCAAGAGTAAGACCCATTCCGATGGCCCTACCTGTTTTTTCTATTGCTATTATCAACTCAACATCTTTTATGTCAATTTCATTCGAGGTAGATGTCGATCCGGGCATTGAAATAGTTTCAGTGATTTCATTTTCGTTCTCTGGGAGTTGGCCCAGAGCGTGGTAATTCTGTTGTAGCACTTCTTCAAACCTGAAGACATGTGATCCAGGCATTGAGTACATGCTCACACATCACTAGGAGTGTCCCAATTTGAATTGTTGTAAGCATTCGAGGCTTCTACTAAGTATTCGCCTTCGGAAAGTTTTTCTTCTTTGCATAAGATCTTCAAAGATATTGGGCTGAATTTTCGGTTAGTATGTCCTGCAGCCACAACCAATGAATTAACAGTCCCTAAACCATTGAGGTTTTGGGTTTCATGAAGGATAACTCTGTAGCAATGAAGAACAGGTCCGAGAATGGTTCTCATCTCTCCCCATGTATTTACTTCCGCCACTGACATATCAGCACAGAGTAAAGGCTGGTAGAAATCTCCATCAGGGTAAGGGTCAGTATTAGCGAAACCATTCCAAGTATTAATTGAATTCGCAATGGAATTGAAATATTTAGTTTCCTGAGCGTAAATAGTATTGGACCCATCAGGAATAACCGCTAAGTCTGAAGTACGATAAGCGTCGCTTGAGTCTAAGCCTAGATCACGAAAAGCGCGAAGGTCAACTAGACCGGCTTCAATTTGAGCATTTGGTAATGCATTAGAAAACACATAAAGTAATTCAACTGGTCTAGTAGAAGGCATGAAGTTTGAATCATTACCTTCTGGTCCATTCCACGGCCTCTGAACATTAACTCCAATCGGTTGAAATGTCCTCGAATCAATTGTGAGTTCGCTAAGGTCAACCTGTTCATACCATACGGCATTACCTGCACCGTCCTCGAATAGCATCTTGCCGTCTCCGGTCCAAGTTTCCCATGTCACCGAAGCAGGTGGAGTACCAAAAGTGCCAGCGGCTCTATCTACAATCAATTGAACAGAACCGAATTCTACATCGAATATTCTATCTGGCATCATCATCGCCTCGATCGCTTGTAGGCTCGTGACATTTTGGAGAGGTCGAGTCTTCCCTTTTTAGCACCAGACTTAAACTTGATTTGGTTTTTCTTCTGCCCCATGTATTTCTGCCAAGCAGACTTAACCCGCTTAGAACCAGATGATACAGATTTCTTAACCACATTCTTTCCAG